CTAAACAGAAGAAGATCATTGGTTTTCATATTGGAGGAGTCACCGGTACCCGAAAGGGGTGTGCGTTCGCTATGACTGCACCACAGTTAGCAGCAGCTAAGGCAGAACTTTTTGGCCTAAGTAAAACACACATGTGGGCTCCACAAGAAAGGGAGCTCGAGGATACTATGATGGGTGTCGAGTATGCCAAGAGTCCTTTTATTGATAAGAAATGTCCTACAAATTTTATCTCTGGAGATCCAGCATTAATTGCATATGGAACGGTGACAGGGAAATCGACCTTTAATTCTCAGGTCATGGAGACTCCAATTTCTAAAATTGTGGAGGAAGTAACTGGAGTTCCCAATCAACATGGTCCGCCCAAATTCAAGACCCCTATCATAAGGGAGGATGGACATATTGATAATCAAACATGGATCCCCTGGTTTAATTCACTTGAGGTCTGCTCTAAACCATCAATTGGTTTTGACCCAGTGCAAGTAGATACAGCAATGGCTGACTATACAGGAGGAATCCTTGACGCTTTGGACAGTCTTAAAGAACTACATAAGGCTGAGGTTAGACCCTTGACACATCAGGAAACCATTTCTGGTATCACGGGGAAGAGATTTATAGACGCGATGGTCTCAAAAACATCAATTGGTTACCCCATTGGAGGACCGAAATCAAACCACATGATTGACTTACCACCAACTGAGGAACATAATTGCCCAAGGGAGTTTACCCCTGAAATCCAAGCTGAAATCGCAAAAGCATTAACATTGGCAGATGCCGGTGAAATGATGAATATGATTTTTGGAGCTAGTTTGAAGGATGAACCTACTAAATTTGGGTTGCACAAGGTGAGAGTATTTCAAGCTGCTCCTTTAGCACTACAATATGCTATTAGGAAGTATTTCTTGCCTATAGCACGAGCTTTGTCAATGCATCCGTTAGTTGCTGAAATGGCAGTGGGAGTAAATTCCCAGGGTGATGAATGGGACCAATTGTCCACATTTATGGCACAGCACGGTGATGATCGCATTCTAGCTGGAGACTATTCTAAGTACGATTTACGCATGCCTGCCCAACTTACCTTGGCGGCATTTGCTGTTTTTATTGATATTGCTGAGTGGTCTGGAAATTACACAGCGCAGGACATTAAGAGAATGCAGGTAATTGCGCACGAAGTATGCACACCATTGGTCGCATATAACGGTACTTTGTTACGCTTTTTGGGAACCAACCCATCTGGACAGAACATGACTGTCTATATTAACAGTATCGTGAATTCGTTGTTGCATAGGATTTGCTTTTTTGAGATTTACAAACCCTCAGAAATGGCAA